AGTCGCTCGACGGTTCCTGATCGGGCTGGGGCGGGGGGGGCGTCACAGCCGGGTTGACGTCCCGAAGGCCGCCGAGCCAGTCGTCGTACTTGCCGACCTCGACGCCCTTGGCCTTCAACTCGGCGTACACCATGAAGGCCAGGTCGTCCACCCCCGGCCCCTGTGCCAGGTCCGAGATGCGCATCTGGGACCGACGCTCCCAGGCCACCATGCCCCAGGGACCGATCTCGATGCGCTCGTTCCCATCGCCGGTATCGTACTCGACGGTGATCCTCACGGGGGCTCCTCCCGTAGTTGACAGTTGGTTGCGGTCAGGCTGCGGGCGGGGCGAAGTCGAGCACGCCCGAGATGCCGAACTCGGCCGAGCAGGTCATCGCGTCATCCGCCGGGATCTCGGTCGAGAGGCTGGTCACGATCGCCGAGCCGGTCCACTCGTCGCCGTTGGGGCCGCTGATCGTGAGGTCACCGGGCGTGCCGCTGGCAAGGGCCGCCTTCAACGCGGCGTAGAACCCACCGCCGACCGTGTTGCCGTCGTACAGGAAGTCGCACGAGACCGAGGACTCGATGCCCTGGCTGATCGTGACCGACCCGCCGAGGGTCTGGATGGTGTTGGACGAGCCTGCCTCGTCCACAGTGGCGCTGGTGATCTGCGCCGTGCCCTCGTTGGACCCGAAGGCGAAGGTCACCTGCTTGCCGGTGATCGCGGTGGTGGTCATCGTCAGTCTCCTACGAGGGTTGAGATGGGAACATCGATCTGGTAGAACTCGGCCTGGCCCAAGCGCTCGAGCCTCGGGGGCTCGATGGGCCCGGTTGGAGTGAACACCGACAGCAGCGGCCAGAGCAAGTCCTCGAGCCGCTCCTGTGCTGGCCGGTTGCCCCCAGAGGGGCCGACCATGATGCTGACCCGCAGGTTCACTCCGGTCTGCCCGAAGGTCTTGCCACGCAGCACCCAGGGCACCCCAGCCGAGACCACGAAACAGGGCACCGTGGGGTTCTCGGGCGGGGCCGGGTACACCTGGACCCCCGGCCCCGCCAGGGGCTCCAAGAGGCCCACGGCCCACTGGCGGGCCTCGCCCAGTGGGGTCACGCGATCACCACCGAGCCGTGCTCGCGGCAATCCTCGATCAGCCCCATCACTCGGCCGGACAGGCCCGGGCCGAGCAGGTGCGGGCCGGTCATCGGCTGGTAGTCCAGACTGTTCATCTGGCCGCCGGGTGCGGTGCGCGAGACGTAGATCTGGACCGCCACGGCCAGGGCCGCCTCGCGGTCCCAAGCGTGGTCGTCGTGCGGCCCCTTGGCCTCCGACAGCCAGCGCCTGACGGTGTTGTCGGCCGCCACGCAGGCCTGGGTGTACGGGGTCGGGTCGAGGTCGACCGGCAGGTCGAGGGCGGCCAGCAACTCGGGCTCGGTCACCAGCAGCGCCACGATGCCTCCTCGATGTTTCCCTCGGGGCCGGGCCGGAGCAGCCTGGCCCGGCCCCGAGGGAGCGGTGGGGTCGATCAGGGAGTGGCGGCCTTCGAGCACTCCACGATCGCCTCGGGGCGGGTCACGATCGACTTCATCCGGGCCTCGGCGAGCAGGCGCAGGATGTTGCTGGTGAACTCGCTCGCGTGGCTGTCGGTGATGTAGAGCGAGGTCACCTGGCGGTCGAACAGCGTCATGCCTGCGTTGAAGTCGCCGACGTACGCCGTCCCGGCCGCGACGGCCCCGGCCGGGACCACCGTGAGACCCCAGACCGGCGACTCGCGACGCGCACCGTTGAGGGTGAGCGTGAGCAGGTCGATGTCGATCTCGGCGTAGTCCAGCGGGTTGACCACGACCGTGCGGGGCTGGAACCCCGCCATCTGGCACTCGGCCACGCCCACCCGGATGGCCCCGAGCAGCGTCTCGTGCTCGGCGGTCGGCAGGGTCGCGGCCACCAGCGCGGCGGCAGCGTCGGCCTCGGCCTTGGCCCGAACACCGTCCAGGAGCGCACCCGAGACGATGGCCCGCGCGCGGGCGATGTCCTCGAGGGCCTCGCGGGTGATCGGAATGTGGTGCGCGATCTTGTCGAGCGTCCCGGCGCGCAGGGCCGGAGCGTAGGTCGCCTCGGGCTTGACCGCACCCTCGAGGACGACCCCCGCGACCGGGGCCGACAGCGGCCACTCGATCCAGTCGATCGAGTTGGACGAGACGGGCTCGTAGCCCAGCGCGTCCAGCAGCGGGGTGGTGCGGACCGGCAGAGCCGCATCCCGGACACGGGCGACTCCGGGCAGGCGGTTGCCCGAGCCGTCCTCGGTCTTGATCAGCGCGTAGGACGACTCGAACACGCCCGAGTTGCCCGCCGGGGCCTTGGCGTAGTTGGCGAAGATCTCGCTGTTGACGAACGCGTCGGCGAGGCTGGTGGACTCGGGCTCGGTCACCTGGACCGAGGCGAACTCGCGGGTGGCCTGGTCGAACTTGGCGTCCAGGGCCTCGGCCTCCATGCGAGCCATCTCGGTCTTGGTCAGGTCGGCGATCCGGGCGTCCAGGTCGCTGGCGCTCTTGACCAGGGCCTCGAGGTTGGACGACTCGGCCTCGGACAGGTCGCTGCCCGACTCCATCTTCGCCAGGAGCGTGTCGGCGCTCTTGCGGGCCGACTCGCGCTCGTCGCGAAGACGCTTGATCAGTGCCTTGCTCATTGTGCCCTCCCAGGGCTCGGTTGACGGAAGGTTGCCACGTCGGCCGGTGCCGTCCATCGCGGCCGGGTGGGGGGCTCGCCAGCGTGGGCGGGGGGGCCACTCGTCGCGGGCCGGGGGGGGCCTGCTGGGTAAATCGTAGCAGACCGCCCCCGGCGCTGTCACGAACGCAGCGCGTCCAGCCGGGCCCGCATGGCCGCAGGATCGATGACGTAGCCAGAGGCCGCCACCGAGACCACCCGGGCGTCCCGACCCAGCGCACCGAAGGTGACCACGCTGAACTCGCGCAGCCGGGCCTTCGTGTGGAGGATGGTGGTGCGGCCCGAGGCCTCGTCGCGCTGCTCGGTCCAGGTGCCCCACTCGAACCCGACCGAGATCTCGTCCACGATCCCTTCGCGCAGCAGCGCGAGGGCCTTACGGGCCTCGGGGATGTCCTCGTGCTCGCTGATCTTGGCGACGAACCGCAGGTGCTCCTCGGAGTCGGTCAACTTGGTTGCCCGGCCGATCGGGGAGTCGGTGTCGTGCTGCCACAGGACCGCGACCCGATTGGGGGCCTTGACCTGGGCCGAGAAAGCCCCGGGGGCCACCCTCTCGGCCAGCCGGGGGCCCCGGGGCACGTCCACGTTGTAGGCCACCGCGATGCCCGAGATGACCCCAGGAGTGGCCTCCTCGCTGGTGTCCAGGGCCGCCCGGAGGCTGGTCCACTTGTCCTTCATGACTCCTCCTCGGGTGACCCTTCGGCCGGGTCGGCCGGGGGGGCTGGTGCCGCCGACGCTGGCATCGGCGGCAGGTTCTCGGACTGGCGGATCTCATCGATCGTGAGTGCGCCGATGTCGGATGCGATCTTGTAGGTCTCCCAGCGATTCTTGGTCTCGGACCGCAGCAGCGAGTCGAGGCTGAATCGGACGGTGACCTCACGCGGGAAGCAGGAGGACAGCCCAGTCTCGATAGCCGCGATGTATCGGCCGAGCGTGACCTTGATGAAAGTCGCCCACTCGGTCTCCATGTTGGCGTAGACCCGGGACTCGCTGGGCACCCCGAGCAGGTACGGCGGGACCCCCACGATGTCGGAGGCCAGGCGCAGGTGGAACTCGCGGGTCGGGATCATGGACAGGTCGTTGCTGTTGAACGAGACCGGGCTGAACGAGGCCTTGCCCATCACCGCGTAGCCATCCGTGCGAACAGCCTTCAAGAACCCGGCCTTCACCGCATCGGCCTCGGCCTGGTTCAGATCGACATCGAGGCTGACGATGCCGACCGGCTGGCCGCTGTTCATCAGCACGTACTGGCTATTCTCGGTCGCGACCATCAGACGCAACTCGCGCTGGTACCGGTCCAGCACCCCCTGCCCCATGCGCTTACCGGCTCGAGCCCCCACCACCATGTGGAGCATGTCGGGGACCTCGACCTCGGACCAACCGTTCTCGCCGACCACCTGGTAGGTCTTGACGACCCCGTTCTCCTTGGTGCCGTAGGACACCTTCTCGGCATCGAACAGGGGCAGGCGCAGCGGGAAGCCCCGGTAGTCGCTGACCTCCGGGCCTCGGTAGGCGAACGCGTCGCCGTACCAGACCAGCGAGGAGGCCACGGCCGAGATCCAGGCGTCCCGGCCATGCCAGTACGGGTCGGGATTGCGCAGCAGCGGCGGGGTGGCCAGGCGCTCGGTCGAGCGG